ATTTTTAAAGTCAGGAATAAATCTTCTCACACTCATAAAATATTCCCCATCTCCTTGTACATCTATATCAAAATCTCCTGATTGAATCGAAGAAGAGATGGCTGTGGTTACTGTTCCTGTAGTGTAACTACGGATTTGATTGGTTCCTGTTTCTTGTTCATATAAAACACTACGCCCGTTGCTTATTCCATTAATTGTAGGAAAATTTGGTGCGGATCCCGAGTCATATTGAGTAGCAAAAGGTAAAGCATAAATATCTGGATTACTCCAAGTAGTTCTATCTAAAGTTCCTGTTGTCCAAACTTGTTCCATGTAATTATAGGTAACTACTCGATCTACCTGACTAGATGAATTTTGAGGGTAAAACCAAGAGACTTCATTAAATAAAGCATTATGCCCAGCAAAAACTAATTCGCTTCCTGTGTCATAATTAATACCTAAATCAGTTCCTTGGGTTGTGAATACGAAATCTTCTACTAAACAAGGAACAGGTTTAACGGATCCATCAAACATGAAAAATCCTCCACCATTTCCCATCCAGAATACTACACCATTAGCATATACAATACTGTGCTGACCCATTGCTCCACAATCTGAACCAACCTGTCTTATACTGAAAGTAAAAGGCGGGCCTACATATTGCATTATGTATGCGGCAGTATCTGTTAAAATTAAGATATAGTCTTTACCCTGTATGGCTCCTATAATTTTATTGCCTTGATCAAGATACATGGTTCCAGCTGTATTAGTAGAAGTAGGAGTATAATCTGTTTCATCTTCTTGATCTGAAAAGCGAACAAACATTCTGTCTTGGGTTGTAGCATTTCCAACAGTAGTTTCAGTACCTAATTGAATTAAATGTCTGTCTCGATCAGAGACAATCGACATAACTGATTTAGTAGGGTTTCCTGAGGCTACTATTGCTCGTCTGGTTAAAGGAGTAGAAAGGCCTGGATCCCAAATAAAAGTTTTACCATTATGAATGGTAGCAATAAGTTTTTGTCCAAAATTATCTAAAGACCAAGAGCCTGGATCCAAAATAAGTTCTGAGGAAGTTCTAGCTGTACCCCAAGTAGAAGCATTATATTGACCAGTACCCCATCCATATTGAAAAGTTTGAGTGAGTGGGCCAACGACTTCATAAGGCTCTACGTCGGTTCCAGTTCCAGCCGAAGCTCCTCCCCCTGTTTCGGTGGATGTCATCACTACATTAAAACTATTAGTACTTGCCGCTTGGACTTCAAAAGTGTTAGTTGTGAAATCACCAGTAGTAAAACTACACCCCGCAGGAATAGTAACATTGTCAAAAATGAGTAAATCTCCTTCGTATAATCCATGAGAAGTTTTATCAATAGTTACAGTGCTCGATCCTGTAGTTGAAGTTATGCTGCACGTAGCTACAGTAGAAGCCAAAGGAGTAATATCATAAAAAGCATCTCCCGTATAAAGGGCTAGTATTTTATTTGTTCCGATAGCTGCATATTTAGTAGCATCCAGAGCTGACCATGTCATTAGTGCTCGGCCAGCTCCTACCATAGTGTTTTCGGTTTTTTGACTCCAACCCCCAATCTTTTCAGGGGATTGATAACGAAAACGTACATTATCTCCATCAACCCATTCTCCTTCTGCTTGTGAAGAAGTGGCTTGTTTATTAAAACCAGGCTTTAATGTTACTTTTTGTAATGCCATAATGAGTATACTATATTGGCTTATTATATCATTCACAAAAGAGGGTGGAAAGACTATATCTTAAAACTTCTGATTCTAGATTATACCAGATTGTGGTAGGAATCAACTATGCCTTTTAATTATGCACAATGCCCTCAAAGCATCTTGTCCAGTCAAACTAGCTGTCTTTTTCCCCCACCAGTCTTAGTGTGTATACTAATTTTTAGGTAAATAAATGCCACTATTAGCCAAGTTTCAATGTTTCACATGTTTCATTGCTGATACTCCATCAGTCATTAAAATTCTAAAATAGAATCTATTTTTTTAATTCCGAAAAGGTCATCACACTTATGTTTACTTCCAAACGATTTAAGGATAAAACTAGTTTCATCAATGAGAAAATCAAACAAAGTTCCACATGGAAAAGATATATTAAATCCGGATTGGCCAGAAGCCAAATGGGATCTTGGAGCATTGTTTGTCCACGATAATAATGTTTTTAATATTCTAGATGGGGCAAAAAGAAAATATGGTTGTATATTACCCATTAAATCCGTGTTTGGTTGTTATGGTGTAATGTGGAGTGGCGGAAGAATTGCTTGTAATGCACATTATTGGAACCATGTCGGTTGGACACCTGAAGTTACAATCAAAGAATATAATCGAAGAGGTATAGGAGTTACTTTTACTTTTTCAAATACTTTACTTAAAGAAAAACATCTTACAGATCCAAGTTCCAATTATCTATTGGACTTATTAGCAAAACAAAAATATGACGGGAATGCTGTTACTATTGTTAGTGATGTTTTGTCCGATTATATACGAAAGAAATATCCTGATTTAAAACAAAAAGCATCTATTTGTAAATCAACAATTGAAATGCCGAAGAGAAGAACTCTTGAATATTATGATAGTTTATTTGAAAAATATGAGGAGGTTTATATCCATCCAGATGATAATCTTAATATTAAGTTATTAGAAAAAATAGCTAAATCGGGAAAAGTTGACAAATATACACTTCTTATAAATGAAAGATGCACAATAAATTGTAGCATAAGAAAAGAACACTATGATGAAACCTCAAAATGCGTGATTGATGGTTGGCGTGGAATGTTTAATTTTTCTAATGTAGATTTTATATATAACCCCAAACACCCTCAAAGCATATGTGAAAGATGGTCAAGAAAAGAACTGAGATCATGTACTCTTTCTAAAAGTGAATTTAAAAACATTTATGATTTAGGTTTTAGAAATTTTAAATTACAAGGTAGGGACACTGCGTGGAGTGCTATGCTATATAATTTTACTGTTTGGGTATTTGAACAGGATTGTATTGCTGAAAGAGAATTTACCTGTTAGAGAATTGTTAAAATGTTAATTGATTGTTATTCTTTACCTTGCATTACAAGGTACTCCATTAGAATTTAATTAAATTATAGCTCCTATTAAGCTCTTTCATCCCAGCTTGTTGTTTCTTCGTTCCACAAATATTTTTTATCATCATTAGGATAAGCAACGGGTGCTTCCCATTGACAAGTATCTTCGTTTAATATCCAAGATGGATAAGTTTGAGGTGGTATAAAAACATCTTTAGCTTCATCATAAGTATAACCTATTCCAGCATAATTCTTTCTAAAAGGTGTTCCGCCTAATTTGTGAACGCCACCTTGAGTATTGTAAGAAGTTTTTAACCAGTTACCTCCAAAAGCATCATTAAGATATTTTTGTCCAACTGTTTCTACTTCGTTACCATCAGTATCTTGTGTATCTTTATTATCAAGAGCTACTGCCTGAATAACTTTTTTTAAATCATTTATTTCTACAAAATGTGCCATATATAATTTCCTTTTTAATTTTAAGAAGCTTTATAACGAACAATAACAATTCCATCATCGCCTGCTCCAGAATCAAAATTACCGTCACTAGCACCACCGCCACCAGAGCCACTATTATATCCGTCTGAACCATTGGATGCGTTAGAACCAGCATTTCCTCCGCCTCCAGAGCCGCCAGAACCTCCAGAACCTCCAGAACCTGTACCTCCGCCACCGCCACCAGCTCTTGTAACTGATGAACCAGTAATTGTTGAGGCAACACCAGAACCTCCAGCACCACCATTATCTCCTGAACCAGGATTTCCACTAGCACCAGCACCACCGCCACCGCCTTTAGGGTCGTTTCCTGAAGTTACACCTCTACCTCCTGAATATCCTTGATTTGATGTTCCAGAACCTCCACTAGAATTATAACCACCACCTCCTCCAGAGCCGCCAGAACCTCCAGATACGTACCCTGAACCTCCATAACCACCACCTGTTGATGATAAAGATAAAGCACTGGTTGTTCCTCCAGGAGTACCATTATCATTAGTACTTACTCCTCCAGCACCGCCAGCACCGATGGTTATATCATAATCTTGTACTATTGCAGTAACGGCACTTAAAGAACTGCCACCACCACCAGATGCTTCGCTATTCCAAGATGCTTTATATCCTCCAGCACCTCCACCGCCGCCTCCAAATCCATATTGTGGACCACCTCCACCGCCGCCTCCAGCGATGATTAAGAAGTCTATATTGTCATCAGTTCCACCAGCAAGTGATAAGAATTTTACTGAAAAAGCATCAGCACCAGATTTAGTTGCTTCAAAAACGTGATACTTGTAATCTCCATCTACTATTCCTTCTGCGCCATCTGGCCCAGTAGCATTAATAAAATCAGAAGTACGTCCTGCTCCTCCTCCTGATCCAAATCCTAAAATTTGATATCCAAATGCCATATATATCTCCTATGCGTCGTTAGCTGCGTCAGTAGTATAAAATAATTGAATTCCTAATAAGCGTGCATCACCAGTAAAGGTGTCACTACCATTGTCCGCATCTCTTTCTAATTGAAAAAATACTTGATTGCCATCAGCAATAGTTCCTGCAATCGTTA